ATGCTTAAAAAATATGAATACTATAACGGAAAGCTTTCTCAAGAGGAACTTGACGAATTGAAATGGGAGCCTTTTATGAAAAGGCTTATGAAAAATGAAATAGATATGTATCTAGAATCTGATAAAGACGTTATTGAAATTAACATGCGCATTTTTAATCAAAAAGAAAAACTAGATTTTATTGAAGAAATAATCAAGAATCTAAATCAAAGAAACTTTCAAATAAAAAATGCTATAGAATGGAAGAAGTTTACGCAAGGTGTCCAATAATCTATTCATCACTAAATTAAATGAAGTATACGTAAAAGTTCATTGCGAAAGAGGCGAAGCAATGGAACTTAGCGAATACTTCACATTCTATGTGCCTGGGTATAAATTTATGCCAGCATTTAGAAATAAAGTTTGGGATGGAAAGATCAGATTATTTAATACCTTTGATCACAAAATTTACTATGGGTTAATACCATACATTAAACAATTCTGTGAAGAAAGAAACTACGGCATAGAGATAGATTCAAATGTAGATATTGCCAATGAATTTTCTGTTGCAGAAGCAGCAAGCTTTATTGAACAATTGAATTCTCCCTTTGAGGTACGAGACTATCAACTAAAAGCTTTTCTGTATGCTATTCGAAATAAAAGAGGCTTACTGATATCACCCACAGCATCCGGTAAATCATTTATTATCTATCTTATAACTAGATATCTCAACACGAAGACGTTGATTATTGTTCCAACAGTGTCTTTAGTGTCTCAGCTATACAAAGACTTTATAGATTACGGATTCGACAGTCAAACAAATATTCACCAAATACCATTTGATAAATCAAAAGATTCGAACAAACAAATCATTATAACCACTTGGCAATCAATATACAAGCAACCAAAAGAATGGTTTCAGCAATTTAATTTGGTCATAGGCGATGAAGCACATCTATTCAAAGCGCAATCACTAACAACAATCATGACCAATCTAACAGACTGCGCATATCGTTTTGGATTGACAGGAACACTCGACGGTACTCAAACTCATAAGCTTGTACTAGAAGGACTTTTTGGTAGAGAAAAAAGAGTCACTACAACAAAAGAATTAATTGAAAAAGGTAATCTGTCAGAATTTAAAATTAAAGCCTTGATATTGAAATATGATGAAGAATCATGCTCATTCTTGAAAAAGAGCAAATACAAAGACGAAATTGATTTTCTTGTTGCAAATCCAAAAAGAAACAAATTCATAAGAAATTTAACACTCAGTTTAAATGGCAACACTTTAGTTCTTTATCAGCTAGTAGAAAAACACGGAAAGCTTCTGTACGATATGATTTGGGCAAAGTGTGGCGATAGAAAAGTTTTCTTTGTGCATGGAGGTGTTTCTGCTGAAGACAGAGAACTAGTTAGATCAATCACAGAAAAAGAAAACGATGCAATCATTGTTGCTTCATATGGGACGTTTTCAACAGGGATAAATATACGTAATCTGCACAATATTGTTTTCGCATCACCAAGTAAAAGTAAGATTAGAACTCTTCAATCAATAGGTAGAGGTTTACGATTGGGAGACAACAAAGAATCAGCTACACTGTTTGACATTGCAGACGATTTAACTTATAAGTCTAGAAAAAATTTTACTCTAGATCATTTTATAGAAAGAATGAAAATTTATAATGAAGAAAAGTTTGCCTACAAGATATATGAAATTAATTTAAAGGGCTAAACATGGAAAACAAAGAGCTTTTAATTAGAAAAGTCTTTAAACTTTCTAATGGTGAAACAATCATTGCAAATGTCAAGAAAGAAACAGTCTCTTACATTGAAATAGATGATCCACTTAAATTTGTTATGTATATGACTAATTCTGGAAAACTTAGTATCACTATATTGAAATGGGATCCAACTTTCAATACTCAATATCCTGTTCGGATATATAAAACATCAATTGTTGCATGTGCTGAACCTACATCTGACATAATCAAAAATTACGATGAGATAATTGACAGTGGACTTCATCTAGAAGAAAGGATTGAAGAAGGTACTGAGGAAGAAACTCTAAAATCCTTGCTAAAGACACATAAATCTGATATCATTCATTAATTGATCCTTTATGTCTTAACCACAGGACACGACTATTATAGTTGTTTGTCAAGTAAAAAGCAACCCCCTCGGAGGTAAACTATGGCTGGTCATTATGTAGATAATGCTAAATTCCTTTCGGAAATGGTAATTTATAAAAAGTCTGTGAACGAGTCCACTAAGAACAGTGGCGATAGACCCAGAGTTCCAGAATATATTGGAGTTTGTCTATTTAAGATTGCCACTCATTTGGCAAGAAAACCTAACTTTGCAAACTACACTTTTAAAGAAGATATGATTTCCGATGGTGTAGAAAACTGTCTGTTATACATTGATAACTTTGATCCAGAGAAATCTGGAAACCCATTTGCATATTTCACACAAATCATATATTATGCATTTCTTCGAAGAATTCAAAAAGAAAAAAAGCATATGTACGTGAAATATAAAAATATGGAGAATGAAGTAATTGCTGCATTGATTGAGAACAATGGAGAAGACATCGTAAACTCACATATCAATGGCATCATGCATGAGTCTTATAGCGATCATTTCATTCGTGATTTTATTACTACCTTCGAAGATACAAAGAGAAAAAAAGTATCTTCAAGAAAGAAAAAAGGAGAAACACAAAATGCAGACGCCATTGCCAGTGCAACTTGAAGCATGGATTAAAAACGTACAAAATAAAAAAACGCCTTTTGATGTTAGACAAACATCAATGACTCATTTAATTGTTATTCGTGATTTGCTAGACAAGGTAATTCGTTCGAGTCAGTCTAAGCCAGAGAAAGGAACTAGATCAAAATATGAAAATATGTCTGCTCGGTGATACTCATTTTGGTGTGAGAAATGATTCATTAATCTTTCATGAATACTTCAAAAAATTCTTTAATGATTATTTCTTTCCGTACTTATTAGATAATGATATAAAGACAATTATTCAACTTGGAGATTTGTTTGATCGTAGAAAGTATATTAATTTTCTTTCGTTGACCGAAAGTCGAAAATATTTTTTCGATAGGCTTCTTGATGAAGGTATTACTCTGCATGCATTGATCGGCAATCACGACATTTTCTGGAAGCATAGCCTAGAAGTTAATTCTCCAGACTTGCTGCTGAAAGACTATTCCAATATTGTCTTGTGGCAGAAGCCTGGAAAGTTAATGATTGAAAACATTTCTTTCGATATGATTCCTTGGATATGCAACGAAAATGAAAAAGAAGTTCATGAGTTTATCTCGCAATCGATTTCGCCATATTGTATAGGACACTTTGAACTAAGTGGATTCTCTCTGATGAAAGGTGTTGAATGTCATGATGGTATGAGTGATGATTTTTTGAAGAATTACGATCAAGTCTTTAGTGGGCATTTTCATACCAGGTCAAATGCCAGAAATGTCAATTACCTTGGCACACCTTATGAATTGTTTTGGTCAGATCATCGTGATGCAAAAGGTTTTCATATCTTCGACACAGATACAACTGATTTGACTTTCATAGAAAATCCGTGTAAAATGTTTCATAAAATTGCGTATGACGATTCAAATATGTCATGGGATCGTTTACGTAATTCGATTCGAAAAGAATCATACGAGAACACTTACATAAAAGTTATTGTGGTAGCAAAAGAAGACCCATATATTTTTGATATGTTTATGGATGAATTGTATAAGCAAAACCCTGCCGATGTTGTTGTCGTTGAAGATTTTAGTGAGGGTGATTCTGTGAATGATGATTCTGATGAAGTTGATCAGGCACAAGATACGATGACGATTCTGTCAAACTACATAGATCAGCAAGACTTTAAAGAAGTAGATAGTGCAAAATTGAAAAATTTTATGCGAGAACTTTACATTGAAGCTATATCAGTTGAAGAGACTTTTGAATGATTGTATTTGAAAAAGTAAAATGGAAAAACTTTCTATCTACGGGAAATCTGTTTACTGAGGTACCTCTTAATCAGAATAGTTCCACGTTGATTGTAGGCACAAATGGATCTGGCAAGTCCACACTGCTAGATGCTTTGTGCTTTGGTCTTTTTGGCAAGCCATTTAGAAATATCAATAAGCCTCAGTTGATGAATAGCATCAATCAGAAAGATTGTTTGGTTGAGATTGAATTTTCTATCAAGTCTAAAAATTATAAAATTGTTCGCGGCATTAAGCCGGCGATATTTGAAATCTATGCAGACAATGAACTAGTAAATCAAAATGCTGCAACGAAAGACTATCAGGAGTTTCTTGAGAAAAACATTCTCAAATTAAACTTTAAATCGTTCACGCAAATCGTAATCTTAGGCTCAGCATCGTTCGTACCATTCATGCAGTTATCGGCTGCTGATAGGCGCGCAATCATTGAAGACCTGCTAGATATTCAAATCTTTTCTAAGATGAATACTCTCATCAAAGAGAAGACTACAACAAACAAAGATGACATTCTCAGAAAGAAGAATCAACAAAATCTTCTAGAAAAGCTTTTGACAGTTCAATTGGAAAGACTTAACGAACTAAAGCAAAACAATGTCGATAGAATCTCTGAGTATGAGTTAGAGATTACCAATAATAATTCTTCTATCGTAGAATTGCAGAAGTCGAACGATAATTTAAAACGAGAGATTAATTTAAGACAAGAGATTGTGGACAGTCTACTTTCTGCAAAAACGAAAATTAAAAAGGTCACAAAGTTAGAATCTCAAATCGAAAACAATATTTCGAAGATAGACACCGACTTAACTTTCTTTGCTACTAACGATTCTTGCCCAACCTGTAAGCAGGCGATTCAGGATGCGTTTAAGCAAAACATTCTATCAGAATTAAATACAAAGAAAACTGAATGTCTTCATGGTCTTGAATTGTTGAAAAGCAAGATTGATGAAGAACAGAAAAAGATTGAAGAGATTAATACTGCACAAGAAGACATACAAAAATATCAAACTAAAATTGCAGTAAACAATACCAGCATATCATCTGCCAATGATCAAATTGCAAAACTTCAAAAGCAAATCGACACTGTTCGAAATTCTAAGAACGTTGATGATCTAGAGAAAAATGAAATTGCATCTTTGAAAGAACAACAGGTTTTGTGTGAAACTGATTTAAAAAATCTAATGAACGAAAAGAAGTATCTTGATTTCGCAACGACACTATTGAAAGACGGCGGCATCAAAACAAAGATTGTCAGACAGTATTTACCAATTATCAATCGACTGGTCAATCGCTATCTGTCTGCACTAGATTTCTTTGTGAATTTTAATTTAGACGAAGCATTCAAAGAAACAATTAAATCTAGGCATAGAGATGAATTTAGCTATGCGTCATTTAGTGAAGGCGAGAAGCAAAGAATCGATATGGCACTAATGCTTACTTGGCGTGCTGTCGCAAAGATTAAAAATTCTGCCAATACGAATTTGCTGATACTAGATGAAATTTTTGACTCTTCATTAGACACAAATGGCACTGAAGAATTGATGAAGATTCTAAATCTACTTGAAGATACCAATTTGTTCATCATCTCACACAAAGGCGATATTCTTCAGGATAAATTTAGAAACGTGATTCGATTTGATAAAGTAAATAATTTTTCGAGGATAGTAAAATGATTGATCTGAATGAACTTAAATTGGTTGCCGAAAATCATCCTGTTCTCCTATCTGAACAGGAAGACTTTAATTTTGAAAATCCGCAATGTGATCCAATCGAACTTGCTCAGAGATTGCATCAATGCATGGTCAGGAGTGATGGGCTTGGATTGTCGGCTTGTCAAGTTGGACTTCCAATTAAAGTGTTCGTTATTCGAACTGAAGAAGATAAGCCGTTTGCCCTCTTTAACCCTAAAATTATTAGCGAGTCGGAAAATCTAATTTCAATGAAAGAGGGGTGTTTGAGTTTTCCTCTGTTGTATATGAATGTCAAACGACCAGATTTTGTTCGGCTACGATATCAAAATGAAAAAGGTGAAACGAATACCGAAAGATTCATTGGCATGACTGCCAGAGTTGTCCTACATGAATTTGATCACATGAATGGCGTTTTGTTTCTAGAAAAAGTGTCGCGCATGGAAAAAGATCGCTCCTTGAGAAAGAGAGCGATCCTTAAAAGAAAAGTCAAAAAAATAGCGAAAAAATAATTATTCCCACCCTCTATATTTCAGTCTTTCTTTTGCAACTAGCGTTCTTGTTTCGATGATACCATTGAAAACGTCTCGAATAAATGATAGAATAGAAGTTAACATTTGAATACCTTTTGGGTTGTTTAAAATAGGCGTGAAATTGTGTTTCACACCACGTATTTATACTGCAATGCAACATTTTATATCAAAAATATTTTATACGTTTGTTTTTATTTTAATCCTGTTTGGGTTATCATTGATTATAATTCCAGCGTTCGGAATCGTAATTGGTTTACTCATTGACATTATTTCTGGAAAATAGTATGCAAATCAAAATTATTTCTCACGGAGATGGCATAGTCTGGTATGCAAATCATGTTGGAAAAGTCTTTGATGTTGTCAGAGAAGACAGGGAAACTTCTGACGTTTTTTGGGCAAGAGAACCAGAAGGATTCATTAATATAGTTTATAAAAAAGACGCTCAAATCGTACAGGAGTCACAATGAAAGAATGGCAATACGGATATGAATTAGATTATTTAAAAGAACTTGAGGCGAAGTATGCAGATTATAATGCATACACACTTTCGCCGTTCGCCAAGTTTAAAAAGAATAATATTGCAGAAGCCTTGCACAAAGGAACCCTTGTCAATCTTGGTGATGCAATGATGGAAGTCTCAACTAGTAAATCTGCATCAGATATCACTATGCATGGGTCAACCGTGATTGCAAAAAAGCTAAAGGGTGACATTACGATTGGCAAATTGGTTGGAAACATTTCTACGCTAGAGTCTCAAATTAAAGCACTGAACGGAACTTCTTTTTGGCTATATGTATGGGCAGAGAATGAAGAGCATTGCAAGTTAGCAGAAGACTTAGGATTTTGTTATGTCGGTCCTAAAATCACAACCTATGGAGAAATACATGCTATCTACTACAAAGGAACACAGAGAGCGTTTCCTAACGTTGATCCTGCTGAGTTCCTCTCTATTAAAAAGATTGGAAACGTGGATGAAAACTTTGTTTCATCGATTTATCAAAAACTAAATTCTCTACCACAGTTCACAAATCATTACAGTAACTATAATAAAGATAATTCATGGTCTGCATTATCATTGAGAGGATACACTTCAGATCCATCGTTTATCACAAAGCCAATTGAGATGAATGATAAGTGGAAAGAAGAAAACAAAGATCAAGATTTTCGTTTACAAGATACTAAACTCTATGATCTTTTTCCTGAAGTACGAGAGTTTGTCAACACTCTAGGCACTGAAGTTCATCGAGTTAGATTTATGAGGCTGAAGCCTGGCGGCGGTGAACTGGAAAGGCATACTGATCAAGTCGATCCTGATTCTGGTGGCAGCATGGGCAAGCTTGCAAGAATTCACGTGCCAATCAAGACGAATGAGAATGTAGTTTTTACTGTGTGGAACACACAAGGTGTTCCACAGAAAATCAATATGAAGTTTGGTGAGTATTGGTTTCTCGATACTCGAAAAGCCCATCAAGCAATCAATGGTGGAGACGATGAAAGAATTCATCTTGTGATTGATGTTAAAGTTGAAAGGCCTTTGTATGACAAACTTGTTAACGCCTGAACACTATCTCGAATATGTCAAAGACTGGACTGATCCGAACCCTAAACCAATTGTAGAACGTCAAGATAAATTTTTTGTTGTTCGTGATGATTTGTTAGGCTGCGGAAGCAAAGTTAGATTTATCGACCATCTTATTAAAAATGATCCTACCGAAGAATGGGTGTTCGGCGGCGCGAACAAAGTCGGTTGGGGTCCAATCTCTCTCACGCATGTGTGCAATAGATATGGAAAGAAAGCAACATTTTTCATGGCAAAGAGAGAAACACCCACATGGCATCAGCAACAAGTTTTAGATATGGGTGGAACAATTCACTGGGTCAACATGGGCATGTTGAATGTGACTTTATCTAGAGCAAAAGCATATTGTGAAGAAAGTCCTAACACAAGAAAAACATTGCCGCTAGGCCTAGAACATCCTAGTGTACTAGGCAGCATTATTAAAATTGCCAGAGAACTGCCTTGCTCCTCTGAGATAAAAGAAATTTGGACTGTCGCAAGCAGCGGCACATTAAACCGCGGGCTGCAAATGGCCTTTCCCGATTTGCCCGCACACGCGGTACAAATAGGCCATAAGATGACTGAGCGAGAGCTTGGTCGTGCTAAATTATATGTGTCGAAATACAAATTTGACAAAGAAGTAAAAGACAGCGAAAAGCCTCCATATCCATCAGAAGCATTTTATGATGCAAAGATTTGGACTTTCGTAAATGAACATGCAAAAGAAAACTCTTTAATATGGAATGTAGCATGAGATTATCGGGCAAAATTGAAAAGGGATGGGGTCACGAACTTATATGGATCACCAACGATAAGTATTGCGGAAAGCTTTTGAAGTTCAATACAGGTGCGAAGTTCAGCATGCACTTTCATTCCGAGAAAGATGAAACTTGGTATGTGTTGTCTGGTAAATTCTTAGTTAGACACATAGATACAAAGACTGCTAAAATACATGAAAACGAATTGAATGTTGGAAATGTCTGGAGAAACGAACCGTTATTGCCACATCAACTAGAGTGCTTAGAAGAAGGCACAATTATTGAAGTTAGCACGCCAGATAGTGTTGAAGATAATTACAGAGTTTATCCTGGAGATAGTCAAAAATGAAAAAAATATTTGTGAACGGAACTTTTGATGTAGTGCATTTTGGTCATATCAGTTTACTGAAACATGCAAAAAGTCTAGGCGATTATTTACTAGTTGCAATTGATTCTGATATCAGAGTTAAATCATTGAAGGGTGAAAGCCGACCAATCAATAGTCTATTTGAAAGAATGACATTGATTAGAAATTTAAAATGGGTTGATGATGTTGTTGCTTTTGGTACAGACGAAGAATTAGAATCCATTATCTCATCGTATGAGCCAGACATTACGCTGCGTGGGTCCGATCACAAAAATGCAAAAGTGCCTCACGGCGTCATTCAATTTTTTCCAAGGCTCAACACATATTCATCGACAAGCGAAATTGAAAAAATCAAAAAACTATGAGTAGAATTCTTTTGGTTGGTGATATCTGTTTAGATGTCTATCATTATGGAACATGTTCGAGACTTTCGCCTGAAGCACCAGTGCCTATCATGGACTATAAATTCAGTAAAGAATTTACAGGCATGGCATTCAATGTGTATCGAAACCTAAAGGCGTTCGATAACACAATTGATTTTGTGCATGGACCATTCTCGAAAAAAGAAAGATATATTGACATTCGAACAAGTCATCAACTACTCAGAATCGACACCAAGAGCTATGAAAGCGAACAGGTTGTTTTTCCTGTTGATAAATTTCTGCGGAATTATGATGCCATAGTCATATCAGACTATGATAAAGGCTTTGTTACCGAGGAACTTATTTGCCAAATCAAAGAGCGATGGCAGAATAAACCAATCTTCGTGGACACAAAGAAAAAGAACTTAAGCGTGTATAGTGGTTGCATTGTTAAGATAAATGAGTTAGAATATAATGAATCGACTGGTCATGAATTTCCAAAAGAGTTGATTGTCACACTAGGGGCAGATGGTGCAAAGAGAGCAGACAAACACTATGAAGCACCCAGTGTTTCTGTACATGATGTGACTGGTGCGGGGGATGTTTTTCTTGCGGTTCTGTCTTCAGTGTATCTCGATACTGAAGATATGGAC